GATGTTGGACTCTGTTTGATGTGTGCTGCTGATGGCAGTAGACCATCCGAGGCTTTCTTGCGAGATGGCTTGATTGCTGTGGCTTGTCGAAGGACAGCAATAGCTGCAGGTGTGGCTTTCTTGGCAACAGGTTTCATTATTCTCCATCTTTCTTTTCCTTTGGCTTAGACTTCAATCCATTTCCTGCAAGTACTCCAGCAAGAGAACCAGTAAGAAACACACACAAGGTACTAACAAGATCAATAAATGCAGCATCGTTGGGTGCCTGATCTCCTAATGGTTGTGTGATAAATAGCAGCGCATAGAGCAACGCAAAGACAGAACCAGCAAACACAATGGCTAGTATGATTCCGATAGTTACAATCAGTCTTGCGTGTAAGTCTTCTGGACTTAACTTACTTCTTTGGTTCATCTAATACTCCAGGCAAAGTGTCTTTGGTACAGGTACCAGTAGGAATACATTGTGGGGGATTGCACTCAGGCTTTTCCCAGTTCTTAAACTCTTGGCAGGGATACCTAACCCAGCCTTGGTAACCGCAACCGCTAAGAGTTATTGCGAGCAAGAAGAATGCGATAAATCTCTTCAACTTGTCGCTCCAATCTGTTTACCGAATCTTTAACACTTGACCCACCATTAGGCTTGAGTTCATTAAGGTAATGCTTAACCATCCAGCGCACTGCGCCAGCAAAGCCACCGATGATTGTCATTACTGCAACAACTACTGTTGCGTAGTCTTGTGCTTGCATTATACCGTCCTGATTGTGACTAGTAGTAACCCACCAAAACCGGTGAATCGTTTATCTGATGGTGTGTTATTTCTAAAATCCATTTCTTCAATAATGCCAAGGTATGACTCACCAGTTCTAAAGTCTTGAATCTGGATGGTGTCTCCAGCATTTTCTATTAACTCTAGTTGTGACATACGATCATAGGCTGCGCCTTCAAAGCCAACCTCTACTCCGAAGTGGTCTGTCTCGTGGTCAAAGCAAGAGAGTGGATACTGGATAAGTCTTTGGCGTGGTGTTGCAGGCAGGGAACGTATCTGATAACCAGTAAAGAGTGGTCCCTTAGTCACATCAGTTGTTGAGCGAGATAGAGTAAATTGGAATCCAAGATATTCTTGGGCAGTTTGTGGATAACTGATATTGATTTGAGGCACTGCAGAGCCTTGTGAAAAGTTACCGATAGTAAAGAAGTTATCTAATGAATCAACGGATTGGATTAAGACACCGCCATCGGTGGTATCTACACGAGCCTGCATTAACTTAAATATCTTTGTCTCTAACGTGTTGTAGCGGATGTAACCAGTACGCAAGTAACCACTTGCTACTAGGCTGGTGGTTGATTCAGCCCAGGTATTATTACCATTGGTAAAGGCAGCTCTATCTGAGTTGCCAAAGAAGGCAACCTGGGATGCAGTGGTAGTAGTACCAGTTGCTATAAGGTCCCAAGCCCAAGGAAAGAAAAGGCTATTTGTTAGAACAGTAGTAGATAAATCCACGCGAACTAGCCCTGCCGTACCATCTACAAGGGTTGCAATGTAGGCATAGCTATCTCTAAAAGCAATAGCGTTGCAGGGTGCATCTCTAAAGAGCAATGGCCCATACTGGATATCTCCAGTTGCATCAGAGATACCTACTCTAAAACCTAGGCTAGTTGCAAGGATTGCATAGGCACCAAGGTATACATCAAAATCATTGATGCGCTCACCTTGTGGCATATCAATAATAACTGTAGGTGTTTCTAGTGTAGGAAAACCTAAAGTGTTAGGAGTTGTAGCATCTAAGGCAATCTTAAAGACAGATGATGATGTACCGTTTGGATCATAACCTGATACATAGATAGCCTGTGGTCCTTCAGAGATACTAGACCATACCCAACTAGCATTAGGATGAGTAAATAAAGCAGTAGGTAGGGCAGCAGAAGCAGTAGCATTAGGGTCAAGTTCATATAATACGTTTTCTTTAGCCAAGATAAGACGCTGTTTAACATAGCGGATAGTGGCTCTAGTAGTAGATGCTGCTGTATAAATCTCAGCATCTGCTGGAGATGCACCAACTGAACCTTTGTGGACTCTAGTGCCATTGATAAAGTAATAGTTAGAACCATCAGTTGTAAGGCTAAAGATAGTCGATGCTGTTCCTGCTTGGGTGATAGGTGTTACTGTGCCACCAGTTGTAATCTTCTTGAGCGCTGTGCCATCTGTGACAAAGATGCAGTCATTGGTGCCATCATTGACACCAATTAACTGAGCAGGTGCAGCACCAGCATAGAAGCTGGCTGTGTCATTGAGCAGGGTAGCCTGGCCTCTAGTAAAGACATCTAAGCCTTTAGACTCTGTGTACTGGAAGCGTAGCGACTCTTCTTGCTGTGGTTCAAAGAACTTAATACCAGCGCCAAGGTGAAAGGATGATTGGCTTCGTAGCCACCAACCAGTCAGGGTCTGTTCTCCAGCCTCACGTGTCTGGTCAATCTGTTGCTTACGATACTGAGCCGTTACACGGCGATATGGTGCATCATCAGAGTTAAAAAGAAAGAACGGTAAACCAGCAACAGCGACATCGTAGGCTTCGCCGGTAGCTGCATAAGTGGCAGAGCCAGAAGGATTGGATAGTACATACGGTATTCCCTCGGTAATATCATCGCCGTATGGCATCTATTCTCCTTATTCTAAAAGGTTGACTAACGATCTAGTTCGACCTTGTGCTAACTGGGTATAAATCTGGGTTGTAGCCACACTTGTGTGGCGCATAAGTTCTTTAACTGCAATCAAATCACCGCCTGATTTCTCAAGCATTGTGGTTGCGAAGTAGTGGCGAAGACTATGAAAATGCTTAGCATCAGGACCTAAGATGCGACGCATTTCTTTGGCTGCCCTTGCTGAGAACTTGTTAGCAGTGACCTGCCATAGCCTGTCTAATGTCTTATAGGACATAATCATCTCAGCTACCTTGGGTGCTATTGGGACTATTAGGTCAGTCCCACCCTTGCCCTGCACCCGTAGGCTGTAGCCTTCATCGTGCTCTATTAGGTCTGAGCCTTTAATCTTGGCAGCTTCCATAGCCCGAAGGCCAACCATTCCACCTAGTACAAACCAGTCGTGGTAGAGAGGCTTCGCCTCTGCTAACAGCTTGGCATACTCAGCCTTAGTAACGGGCTTAGGTACACCGCGCCCTGGCTTGACCTGTGGCAGTTCATCTGCTGGGTTGTTGCCATTGACTAGGTTCATCTTATTAAGAGCCTTGTAGAGGCTCCTGTAGCGTGCTACATAGGTAGCCCTGGTGGACTGCTTAGTTACCCGTAGGATGACCTTCTCGACCTGCTCATAGGTGGCCTCAGCAGGGTGTGAACCCAAGCTCAGAATCAAGCGCCAGTCGTTCTTGAACAGTTGCTCAGAGAACCCACTGGTCTTGTACCTATTGTGAAGCTGCTCTTTGATCTGCTCTAAGGGTATAAGTTCCATAGATAGACCATAGCACTAAAGCTACACGTTCGGTGTGAAGTGTTCCGCCTCAGGATTTAGATAGCGTTGATAGTCAGAGTTGGCTGGGTCCATTGGTACTGACCACTCTTTACCGTTTTCTTCAATCTTAAAAAGTAGGTCGTTGCCTGCTTCGTCTTTTCTGATTTCATATGTAGTCATTTTATAACTCCGCACTTAGTTCAAGGTAGGCACTTCCTGAAGTTCCAACTAACGCACTTGCATTTCCAGCAACTAATCCAGCACCGCCAGAGATTTGTAAACTAACTGAATCAGCACTCATTTGGAAAGCAGCAATTGTTCCACCAGCACCACCTGTACTTGAAGTCCAACCAGCAGCACTACTGTGTGCTACAGACGGTGCTACTCTAAATGATACAGGTATTGGAATTGAATAATAGGCTTGAGTAGTGCTTGAGGCTTGACCCATACCAAATAGTGTTGCATTACCTACCGAAGTTTTGCGTTGGTAGTAACGCTGGCAAGCGGCTAATTCTCCTTGGATTGTTCCAGCGTAGGTTCTGAAAGGTAATGCCACGCTTCCAATGTCAATCTGTACGCCAGTCACATCTGCATAATCTGCTGCTCCTGCCGTACCTGATGGCCCCCAGTTAAAATAAAGTGCAATTTCTGTTGCGCTGGCAGAAACACTGCCAGTATAAGAAAAACGCTGCCAAGTAGTTGTAAGAGTTGATAATCCAGAAAAAGCAACAGTTGCACCAGTATAACTTTGCAAAAGATTTTGGTCTGTGCCTGTTCCTTGATAAAAACTAAAACCTAATTGGCTGCTTGTCTGTGAATAGTTTGCACCTTTGCGAGCATAATAAGACACAGTTACAGTTTTTCCAGCAAAAGGAATTGAGTTTATTGATTCAAAACTTTGCGCTAGTTGCACCAGTCCTGTTCCAGTTTGTCCATTAAGTCGTTGCATACGTAAGCAGTATTGAATAGATGGAAGATTAGTAGTGTCACCAGTTACTTGTTGTGACATCGTTATTCCAGTGTTTGGAATATTTGTATTCCATCGGTCTGCTACATAGGTCATAGTGCTTGCAGCAATTGCCGTGCTAGTTCCACGCTGAAATACTTGAAATGCTGAGTTTAAGACTGGATTACTTGCGCTTGGTGTTGCGCTATATCGCAAGCCTGTTGTGGCGGCACTATCTGCTACGAGGCTTTCACCGTTGTTGCCGACAGCCAACCTTGCTGGTGCTGTGGAGTAACCGAATAGATCACCCTTTGCTGTTAAGGGCGAGTTCGCCGTTGTAGGTACGCGACCTGTAGCCATTAGTTTCCTTCTTTCTGTGTCGTGTTAATCTTAGTCAAGTGTTCCACTATGAAAGCAGTAACTTTGCTTCATCGGCAGTAATGCCTAGTTTGGCCAGTAACGCTGCCTTGTCGGCTGCTGCCTTAGAATCTTGCTCAGCCTTCCAAGAATCATATTGAGCAAAGCCAGCCTCAAATTGTGCTTTAGTAATTGGCTGACACTCAAACCACTCAATGCCTTCGTATTCATCACCAGTCATAGCCCAGCCGCCTTGCGGAATAAGCATTTCTAAAACTTGGTATGCCTTTGCCATTATGCACCTATTTCCATAAGAGTAATTGTTGAAGTAGAACTATCACCTTGCGCCAGTATCACACCAGCATTTGCAACATTTCTAATTTGTGTTTTGTAGGTAGTCGCTGAAGTAGTTCCTGGAGAATCTAAATAAGTTGTTGTTGAAGAACCAACATTGTTATCGATTGCCGTGTTTGTGTAAGCAAATTGACCTTCGAAATAGAACAATTCTGTTGCGCCACGCATTAGTCGTAATGCTCCAAATGAACCAGCGTTTGCAGCACTTTTGCCTAATCCATTTTGTGAAACAAATACTAACACTTTACTCGTTGCTGAAGATGGTGTGATTGTGGCAGTTAAATTAGAATCTGCATAGGTTGATGAAGAAGTAGTTTTAAGAGTGCTTGTCGTTGCATTAACAACCTGCAAGACTTTGCCACCTGCTGCGGCAGTAGCCCATTTCAAGCCTGTTGCAGTGGAACTATCCGCCACAAGTATTTGGTCATTAGATCCGACTGCTAGACGAGCTACAGTAGATGCAGCCGTTGCGCTGATAAGGTCGCCCTTAGCTGTAAGAAGCGTAGGTTGAATACCACCTTCAACCGAAGGTATACGTGAGATAGTCATATTAGGATAGTTCGCTTCCGAAAGCGTTGAATGAGAATGTTGCTGCTGAGGAGTAAACAGTAATCACATCTGTAGCTCCTAGAGTGATACCAAGAGTTAAGGTATCTGAAGCGTTACCAGGTAGTGATACATCGTAAGCTAAGTACTGTGCTGCAGCCAAGGCTGCACCTGCTACACGGACTGCAATACGGTATGTACCAGCAGTAGCTGTCTGATTACAGACTGTAACTGTAGATACGATTGCTTGTGTAGCAGCAGGCACTGTGTAGAGTGTTGTTGCTGTGGTTGCCGCTGGGTTCGATTGCCCTAGCACCTTGTAATTTGTTGCCATTTATTTTTTTCCTTTACTGTAGTGTTTGGTTAACCGCCCATTAGAAGTAGGCTGCTAACAGTTCCACCGGAACTGCCAGTTAGCCCATCTTCAAAATTGGTTAAATCATAGGATGTAAGTACGTGCTTCACGCTTGCACCTGCAGTATGTGTTACTGCTGAGGTACCAGCTTGCCCACGCACAATAGTCATTGTATCGCTTGTTTGGTTGGTGATGAAGACAACCTCTTCGTTAATGGTGTCAACGTCAATAGCAACTGTAAAGACATCTACGTTGCCAGAGGCCAGGGTGACACCACCCATTAGGGCAGTACCTGTTCCTGTTGATACCACCATACTAGTAGCACCAACTGTGGTGATAGCATTTTGCAGCGTAGTGGCTACGCTAGTAGAGGAGAATTTGCTAGTCATTGGTTTTCCTTAACGGGTGTAGTGAATACGGATTGGGTACTTGTCAGCCAACTTCAACGCTTCTTCATTGAGTCGTTGTTGGAACAAGGCAAAGATATAACGAGAGGCAGCTACGCCTGCAGATGATGGGAGTTTAGAATCATTTAGATCGGCCTCAGCACTAGAGAGATTGATTCGTCCAGCGTCAAGGTAAGACAGTAACTTGTATGATGCTCCGAGTATGACAACATCCTTACAAGAATCTGGTAGGCCAGTAACGTCAGCAAAATCATCTGTGTTTGCATCAAGAGTGTTGGGCGTGGCTGTATACCAAACTTGAATAGTACGACCAGGTTGTACGTTTTCATAGATGTTAATTGTATTCTGTGTATTAAAGGTGGCAGAGTTTGCCATACCATCTAAGCGCCAGCGATTAACTGGTAACCATTCTTGGCTAGAACCTGTTGTCTGCCAAGAGATAAACAAGACATCTTCGCAATCATCAGGCAGTGGGTATGTAGTCTGAGATGCGTTAAAGGTAAAGGTGTAAGGCTGTGCTATCCAGAGCTTAGGATAGAAGCTATTGATTGTGTCGTTAATAGCCTTCTTGATTGTGCTGCGAGGAAAGGTAGGAGATAAAGTTACTTGTGCGTACTGGGCGTGTGGTGCTGCAGTTGTTCCTTGGTAGCCACGTCCAAAGCCTGGTATGACGTTAAGAACGTTGCTTGCTGTAGTAAAAGAATCAATCCAGATGAGTTCATCGTCAATCTCAATAACACCTTTAGCAAGGTTATTACTAGATCCGACAGTGATAGCAGTGCTAGTGGTGGTTAGACCAGCAGGGTTTGCAACATAAGTAATGCGGTCTTGACGCAGGGCGTAGCCTTGCAGGTTAGCCCGTACTTCATCAACCATCTCATTTAACGTTGGCATTATTTCCTCTCATACCAGCCATCTCCCCATAGAGTTAGCAGTCGTGCAAAGTATTGTTCGTATTGTGGTGCTATAGCATCTAGTGAGTACAACGCTACCGCTCTCTTATGTATTGCTACTGGGTCTAAATCTTTAACCCACTCTGTTGCTACTGCAAACTCCATTGCATTTCTGCAACGATATCCAGTAACTCCATTAGGATTAGTTTCTGTGAATGCTCCCCAGTCTGTGGTAATCGTTGGAGTCCCACAGGTCTGTGCTTCGATAACGACGT